TCTGATTCAAAATCTGCTTTCTACAGCAAAAAATCTGGTAATGGACGTTGGCAGAATGGACGAATCAGCGTTTGCTAAAAATGAAGATACTGTGCGGACAGCTATGCTTTTTGCACTTGGGTATCTTTATGAAAACAGAAGTTCTCCGGATTATCAGAAACTGACCTTAAATCTGCGTTCTATTTTGTTTGCACAGAGAGAGGGTGTGATGTAATGGAAATTGGAACTCTGAATCAGAGAATCACCATTTTGGAACACAGAACAGTTGTGGACGAGATCGGTAACCATATTACAAAATGGGAAGAAACCTTTTCATTATGGGCAAAAGTTACGGTAAAGACGGCAACAGAAACAACAGATGCAGGAGTTATCAAAGAAGTACAGAAGTTGGAATTTCTCGTCCGTCAAAGCCCTGCAACGCTGAACATCAACAGTACCAATTTCCGTATTCTTTTCAGGAATAACATTTACAATGTCACCGGAATTACTCCTTTATACGACCACAACAACTACATGAAAATTGAGGGTGAGATACGAAAGGCAGGTGCTTCCGATGACTACAGTTGATGCAATGGCTGATGAGATTATGAAAGGTCTGACGGAATATGCAGACCTTGCAGATACCGCCATGAAAAAGGCTGTCCGGAAATCCGCCACACAAGTGAAAAACGAAATCTCCGCCAATGCCCCGAAGGACACCGGAAAATATGCAAAAAGCTGGGCAACGAAAAAGACTGGCGAAAACAGTCATTTTTTGGAAATGACTGTTCACAGCAAGAATCGCTACCAACTGGCACATTTATTGGAGAAAGGTCATGCCAAACGTGGCGGCGGTCGGGTATCCGGCAAACCGCATATTGCTCCTGCGGAAGAAAACGGTGTGCAGTTGCTGGAGCATTTAATTGAGGGGGCTTTGTCATGACCTACGAACAAATCGCAGAAATGATGGAGGAAATGGAACTGCCTTTCGCCTACCATCATTTTGCCGAGGGCGAAAGCCCTGCACCGCCTTTTCTGCTGTTCTTATCTCCCGGAGAGAATACGTTTTCGGCAGATAATTTGGCATATTTCAGTTGCAAACAACTGGACATTGAATTGTACACAGACAAAAAGCAGCCGGAATTGGAAGAACAGGTGGAGTCAGTGCTTTCCCAGCACGAGATTTATTATACAAAAACAGAAACATTCATTGATTCGGAAGAATTGTATGAAGTGCTCTATGAGATGGAGGTTTGATCTATATGGCAATGGAGAAAAACAAGGTAAAATTCGGTCTGAACAAAGTTCACTATGCAAAAATCACCTCTTATGATGAAGAAGGTGTGCCGACATTTGCAACTCCGGTTCGCATTCCCGGTGCAGTATCCCTTTCCATCGATGCAGAAGGTGAAGCATCCAATTTTTACGCTGACGATGGTGTGTACTATGTGATCAACAATAACTCTGGTTACACTGGAGATCTTGAAATCGCATTGGTTCCGCTTGAATTTGCGACAGACATTCTCGGTGAGAAACTGGATGAAAAGGGCGTTCTCACGGAAACCAATACTGCAGAAGTATCGCAGTTTGCCTTGCTGTTTGAATTCAGCGGCGATAAGAATAAAATTCGGCACTGTCTGTTCTGTTGCTCTGCCTCTCGTCCGGCAACAGAATCCAGCACCATTGAGGACGAAAAGGAAGTTAAGGAAACACTGATTAAATCTTCCCATTACGCAGCAAATATGGTATAATAGAAAAAAGACAAAAAAGCAGGAGGAAAAGACAAATGAGCCAGATGACATTCAGCGATTATGAGTACAGCCTGAGAAAGCGGAAAACGAAGCGGGAAGAATTCCTGGACATCATGAATGAGATTATTCCGTGGGAAGAATGGGTAGAATTTGTACGCCCGTATTATCCGAACGGCAAGCGTGGCAGACCAACAAAAGGAATCGAAAAAATGCTGCGGATGTATCTGTTGCAGATCTGGTTCAATCTCTCTGATGAGGGCGTGGAAGATGCCATCTATGACAGCTATGCATTCCGGAAATTCATGAATATCGACTTTATGGAGGAACAGGTTCCCGATGCAACAACGCTTCTGAAATTCCGTCATTTGCTGGAAGAAAACCATCTGGGGGAAGTGTTTTTCAAGGCGATCAATCGTGTGATGGAAGCTACTGGGCATATCATGCACGGCGGTACGATCGTAGATGCAACCATTATTTCTGCACCGAGTTCGACCAAAAATGCAGAGAAGAAACGGGATCCGGAAATGTATCAGACCAAAAAGGGAAATGTATGGAAATTCGGGATGAAATGCCACATTGGGGTGGATTCCGGAAGTGGTTTGGTGCATACAATCACAGCCACAGCAGCCAATGCACACGATATAACCGAAGCGCACAAATTACTGCGGGAGGACGATCATGTTGCATATGGAGACAGCGGATATATTGGAATTGAGAAACGGGATGAAATCAAAAACAACGAACATTTTCGTAAGATCGATTTTCGCATCAGCCGCCGTCCGAAAAGCCTGCCGCAAGTATCTGATCATGCGATTGACTGGGAACGTTACATTGAAAACCGAAAATCCGCTGTACGTTGCAAAGTAGAACATGCTTTTAAAATTATCAAAGACACATTTGGCTTTCGAAAAGTTCGATATCGTGGACTTGCGAAAAATTTCAACAAGCTGAATGTGCTGTTTGCGTGTGCCAATCTGCTGATGGTAAAACGTGGACAAATAAAAAGTCAGAAAGCACTTATAAGGGGATAAGTGTACCCTTTTGCGGATAATCGGCTTCAAATGAAGCTTGAAAAGTTGAAAAACAGCAGTATTTTAGTCAAAATACTGCTGTTTTAGTCGTAATTATCGATTTGCTTTTTCAACTGTGCTTTTGTTCAGCGTTTCCTTAAAACAGAAACGCTGTCTTTGACCGCAACGGCGTTGAACAGTGGTTTGGTAAAAACTAAAACCTGTGAGAAAACGGATGCTGAGGTTTATGAGAACTGGTACAAGGCGGTATATATGCCCAATCTGGCTG